AAAGACTATTATTATTTATGTGTAATAAAATTACAAATCACCTTCTTTTCTATTTTCCGATTTATAGACAGAAAAAGTTCCCTCAGGATAACGAGCACTCAATTTTTCAAAATTCATTTCCATAACTTCATTAAAATTAGTATCAAGTGCCATACATGCTTGAGCAAGATACCAACAAATGTCTCCAAGTTCACGCTTCATATGAAATACATTCTCTTCATTATAAGGTTTTCCTTGGAGAATAATTTTTTTAACAACTTCAGTAAACTCACCTGCTTCTGCACTCATACCCAAAGCGGCGGTAAGAAGGCGAGGAACATCGACATCATGAGTTGCTTCAAGTTCGGTCATACGAGCAAGTAGTTGTGCATAGTCAGTACTTGCAGGACTTGTAGTTTGACGAACGAATTCAATATATTTATTTGTATCAATAACTTGTGTCATATTAGAATTTAAATCCTTCAAATGTTTTTTTAGGTTTGTTTTCTTTGTGATAATCATACTCTTCTTCATTTCCATTGTCAAGGATATCATTTTGAGCAGACTGTTCACAATCATATAGTCTCATTTTTGCTCTGTCAATGCCAATCACAAAACGTTTATGGATGGTAGGATCATTATAGCGATTCTTAAGTTGTTTTACAAGAATCTGCCCCAACTCTTCCAACTCTTCAGTGCTAATAAGGGCGAACATGAGGTCAGCAGTAGCAGGAAGACCAAAGGACTCAGAAGTATCAGTAAGTTCAACATCGGAAGAACCATAACCAGAACGAGTTGTCTGAGTAGCACTTACAATAGGAACATTAAACTCAACAGCAAGACCACGGAGTTCTTCAGCAATAGACTTAACAAAAGTGTATGAGTTAATATTACTATTTCCACGATATCTTGAAGACGCACAGATATTCAGATAGTCAATAAAGATAATATCTGGTTTGAAAGATTTCTTCAAAGCAAGTTCATTCAAGAGAGACTTGAAGTGACCAGCATGAGCAGAAGCAGTTGGGTACTCTTTGATAATTAATGTACCTTGAGTTTTCTTTGAAAGGTTTGTTACTTTATTCTCAAACATCTGCTTCGGAAGTTCCGCAATATCCTGAATCGGGACATTGAGAAGGTTTGCGTCAATTCGCTCTGCAATTCGCTCTTCCGCCATTTCAAGAGTGATGTACAGAACGTTCCTGCCTTGCAGTAAGACGGAAGCAGCAACATGGCACATAAACAAGGATTTACCTACACCAGTATTATGGGAGGAAACACCATTAGTATAATACCTATGATTTGGATGATTTACATTAATATCAACAATAGGTATTTGATTTCCTGTCTTAAAGACACTTCCAAGTTTATAACCATTTTTTGTTAGAAAATGATTTGTCTTGTATTTTTCATAAAGATGAGATGCTTTCATCCATCCAAAAGACGTTTCAAATAAATGATCGGCATTACATCTCACAGGTTCTCCACCATCAACCTTTAAAACATATTCATCATACATTCCTTTGTTGATAAAGAAATTGACTGGAACATATCCATCGGGCGAATCAACTTCTACCTCATATCCATTATCAAGTAATGTTTTGATTTCAGCAATTGATGTTTCTTTTTCAATCCACATTTTATATAAATAATAGTATTAGCAGTAGCAGGGACAGGGATGTTTGATCGTATCTATTCTAACCTATGTGAGGGTAATAAGTCAAGAAAAGAAGATTACAAAAAATATTCAGGATTGCACGAACATCATATTGTTCCTAAACATATGGGAGGAACAGATGATGATTGCAACCTTACATACTTGAATGTTAGAGAACATATCATAGCACATTATTTACTTTGGAAGATTTATAAAAATCCAAATGATTTAAGATCTATGAAAATGTTAGATGCGAATTTATCAACACAACATAGAAAAATAATTGGAGAATTTTGTAGGGACAATCAAATTGGTTTCTTTTCAATTCCAGTAGAAGAAAGAAAGGAATGGATGATTAGAGGAATAGAAACTCAAAAACAAGAATATTTAAATGACAAAGTTAAAAATTTTTATTATTGGAGCACAGAAGAAGGTAGAAAAGAAAGAGCATCTCTTGGAGGAAAAAAGAGAGCATCCAAAGAGTTTAATTACTGGGCATCCAATCAAGGAAGACAAGAAAGAGCATCTCTTGGAGGAAAAGCACACAAAGGTAAGAAAGTAATGCACTTACCAGGAACAAAAGGATGGAAAAGAATACTTCCAGAAGATGTTGATATGAAGTTAAATGAAGGTTGGAAATTTGGAACAGGAGAACCTGCACCAAATTCCAAAGTTAGAAATAACAATTAAAATTTATATCAATTATCGTAGTAACTTGTGCTTCTTTTTGGAGGATTTCTCTTAAAGTTTTGAGATCTTAGATGCAGAACTCATACCTCTTGTTGCATATTCATCACCACGATTTGCCTCATCAAGAATACCTTCTCTCCACTCTTCACTCATATTCACCATAATTGCTTCTGCTGCTTCTGGGGTTTCAGCATATCCTTCATCAAGAAGGTGTGAGAGGATGACATCGTAAATATCTACTTCTTCTTTCCACCCCTTGGAAGTCTTTACATTATATTCTTTCTTTCCTGGTCCAATATCAGCAATCTTATATTCAACTGGTTTATTAGTCTTTATTTTTACCTTTTTTCTTGCTTCATCAAGTTGCTGATTTTCAACAACTTCCATATATGCTTCTTGTAGATTGCGGATGTCTTTTGCGTCCATCTTTTTTTACACTATAAGTTTATTTATATTTTTAACTTCCTAAACCTGATTTTAACTTTGGTTTCGGGGTGAACGCAACCAGCAAGAGCGATATTGAGAGTCTTATTAGGTAGACCACCTTTTGTGATTTTGTTAAAGTACTCAAGGTCGAATTCAATTTTCTCTTCCTTTCTGTGATAAGACTCATAACGTTGCTCATAGTCTAGCAGATAGTCATGACCAATATGAGTATCAAAAGATACTGATAATGCATCTGACAAAATGCTTGGAATGCTATCACGATTTTTTTTCTCATCTTCACCATCTGCAATATGGATGGATTCCATGAGTGCAAGATAGATAGCACGATCACGACACCACTTTTCAGTAGTATTACATAGCCAATTAAACTCTACTGGAACATCATCAAGACATCCAATCAGATGAGTGATTTCTTTAAAGGAAGTATCATTAATATCCTGACGCTTTTCTACTTCAATACAAAGAATCTCTTTTGTTGCTCGTTCATTGTATTCTTGAATAAACTTTAAGATTTCTTCAAATACAACTTTTTGATTTGTATCCTCAAAATATTCTGACTTAAGAAATGGAATTACTTTACGAACATATTCTTCATTATGCAAAAGATTGCGAAGAATAAGAAACTCAACTTTGTCCATGAGGCATATCAAATACAAACGTTATTCTAGTCTCGTCACCAATATTAACGGTGCCGTGAGGTAATTTATTATTAAACCACAAAAGAGTTCCTGGTTCAACAATCACAGTGTCTGTTCCACAGAAATACTGATATCTACCAAGAATAGAAAGGTGATATCTATCCCGAGTTAGATAATAAGTTCCTTCATCAATATGTGCCCCCACAATTTCATCAACAGGCAAAGAAAGAAAACCACAACGGTGCAATTCTCTATTTCCAAAGTTCTTGCGTATAATCTTTCTTATTTCACTGTGATGTTCATATGCAGGAGTCTTGATACTAATTTCAGAGTCTCCAACAAAGTCTTCTTTGCTTTTAACTCCACCCATTATAAGTTGAAGAGCACTTACAGGCAAGTCTGCAAATCCCCTATCAACTAAAGACTGAGAATCTTTAAGATGTTTTTGATGATCCCAGTCTTGTGGATATTTTTTAAGTTGCTCTACGACTTTGTTTACGTTTATCTTGGTTTTTAATATCTTTATCATTAGAAGGAAACTCTTTATCAAATTCTTCTTTAGGCATATTTTGCCAACCCAAACCCTCTTGGTTTGAAGGCAATTGATTAAGATCCATAACTAAACTCCTCTTTTGCAATCTCCTCAAGTTTTTGCATCACTTCTTCGGTGAAATACTCTTCTGGGTTTGCAAGAATTTGTTTGCCATAAATTTTCTTACCATCAATCTCATAACGTCCCGCTACATTCTTCCAGAGTCCACCAATCTCACCAAGTTCCAGAAGACCATAGTAACGATCAAGACCGCGCTCATCATAATACAAACGGACTTCAACATCTTTGTTCTCCTTACTCAGACGCGACTTAGCAGTCTTAGCTTTGATAATATTGCCGACCACTTCTGTTCCATCTTTTTCTTTCTTTTTGCTGAGATAAATGATCGAAGATGCTGCATACTTGAGTCCGCTACCTCCCCCCATTTCCTTAGTTGGTACGTAAGATCCGATAACATCATAAGTGTGATTAGTAACTATCATTGGAATATTTGCTTGACCAAGTTTCAAGGTAAGCATACGAAATGCACCTTTAATCAGTTGGGATTTTGTCATGTCCCTCACTTCTTTATCATTCAGAGCGTCGTTAATTTCCTTACTTGTGGAAAGCATCCCCAAAGAGTCTAGCACAAAAATGCAAGGTTTGCGTTCTGCTTCTGGTTTTTTCATATACATATCTACTGCTTTAAGCGCCGTTCCGCGAAACTCTTCAACAGTAACAACATTGACAACCACAAGACGAGAAGTATCAATTCCACGAGATTCTAGGAGAGATTTGGTAATAGCGGCTTCAGTATCAAAGTAGAGACAATAACCATCGGGGTGAGTATCAAGAAAATTCTTAACAACAGCGAGAGAGAAGAAAGTCTTTCCAGTAGAAGACTCTCCAGCAATAGCAGTAATCTTATTGCCAGATACGCCACCAAATATGCTACCTGAAACCAATGCATTAAAAATGTATGAACCCGTGTCAACATAAGTTTCAGTCTCATCAATGTCGGAAGCAAGTTGCGTATACTCACCGCCAATTTCCTTTACAATATCTTTAAGAAAGTCCATACCAATCACCCAATGTTAATTTTCCAATTTTTTACGTCAGTATCATCTTGTCTAGTGATAGTGAGAGAAGTGCCATCATCAAAAGCGTCTAAGACACCTGCAGAATGTCCTTCATACAAAGAATATTCTTGGTAATAATCATCGTCACTTTTTTGAATAGAGAACCAAGGACATCCTGCAGTTGGATTAGTCACACAAATAAGAAGTGCCTTTCCAATATTATCTCCCTTATCAGTAACTCTTTGAATACGGACATAAACATCCATATCATTTACCCAGTTACTAATACCATCAACAATATCAGCAACAATATCCATACTAATTCCACCAACAGTAGTGGAACCAGAAACCTCTGGATATGGACTCATAATATTTGTGTTTTTATCAATATAAACAGTTGTCTTTGTTTCAGGAGAAGGGGTTGCCATCTTAATTTGATAGAAGATATCATCCCCCCAACCATCACTATTCCTGACCATTACGTCAGTATCTTTTCTCAACCAAGCGGTATATTTATTAAATAAAGAGATTAATTTTTTAATCACGCTACCATCCCATATTCTTCACGAAGTATTTTTTTATAAGGTAAACCTTGTTCTTTAAGTTCCTTTACCAATTTAAGTTTTTGGTAAAGTGCAGTATCTCCACCCAAAGTCAGAGCACGTACAATAGTATTAAGTTCTTTGTCATTGATAGGCAAATCCATTAGCCAAAAAATAGTTCAAGGTTTACAGTTTTTTCTACGTTCCATCCAATTGCATCAAGAATAGTCTTGAGTGGTTCTAGAAACGCTTTCTCAAATTGTAAGTCATAATCAATGTATTTGTCAAGATTAAGTTCTTTGGGAAATTCTTGAATAAATGAGATGATATTCTCATGAATACTATTTGGTTTTTTTAGATAGACAAACTTAATTTTTTCTCCATTTTGAATAAGAGAATACTTATTTGTAAGGTTTGCTTCTTTTACATAGTGATTGAAAAGAAGTGCTCCGCGAACATGGATAGGAGTTCCTTTTGCATAAATTGTTGCTGATGATTTGTATTTTTGAACATCAGAAACTGAACGAGGAAATGAAATTTGTTCTGGGGAGAGTTTCTTAAATTGCTTACGAGCATTCTCAATAAAGTCAATTACTTCATCTTCAGTTCCACTCATCATTAGTTTGAGCGCATCCTTAATCATCTTTCGACAAGGAGCAGGAGTAGAAGATTTAACTGCCTCAATTCCCATCATTTTTAGTTTAGGTTCCTCATAACGAACACCTTCACTATCCCAGACATTTAGAATATAACGCTTTTTGGCAGTCCAGATTCCACGATCAGCAATATTTTCACGCTTCATCTGCATTTTCTGGGCATAAGCATTCATATAATCCGCCAGTTCTTGGTAAGAACTTTCAATATATTTTTCAAGTTCCATTTGACAGATCTTATCAAGGAACGAAACAACACTTTCAGTAGTTTTTTCTCTTCCCTTGTATACAGTTTCCACCAAAGGACCCATATTAAGATAAATGGAATCAGTATCAGAAGCAATAACATAATCAACATCATCTGTTTTAAGAATTTTATTGAGATAAATGTTCATTTTACCCTCAATCCAACGAATAGCAACCTGTCCAGAAAGTGTGATTGCCTCCGCATTTTCAAGTTTATAATATCGAAAATATTGATTACCAATGGCACCATAGGCAGAATTCAAAGAAATCTTTTTTGCCATTTGAATATTATTACATCTAGCAATTTCTTTTTCTAGTTCCTTTGTTTTTTTCTTTTCATATTGTTTCTTTGCCGCAATCATCTTTTGCTTAAAGATTACTCGATCCTGATACATTTTCTCCATTAATTCTGGAAGAAATCCTCTAATATCTTTGCGATACATAGCACCATTGGGACATATAGCATAATCTTTATACATCTCAAAATTAAGTTCTTGATTTAGAATTTTATCCACAGTTACTGTAGGATGCCTTTCATCTATTAATGTTTCTGGCGATACATTTGATTGCATAATCAAATGAGGATATAGACTATTAAGATCAAAATTTACTACCCAGTCATACTTACCCGGTTTTGGTTCTTTTACATAAGCACCAGCATATTTTTCACTCTTTTGTGTTTTGTTTCTCGGTGGAATAACAACATTCCGTTTCTTAAGATAATTGTAAATGATATTATCCCACATACGAACTTGATAAAATACATCTGCATAATTTACCTTAGCATCATATGCCATTGTCAAAGCAAGTTCAATCAACTTCATCTTATCTTCTAAGCGGTCAACAAGTTCTACGTCAACAATGTTGTATTCGATAAACTTTTGCCAACCTTTGGTATAAAAGTCTTTAAAAGTATCAAACTCCGAGTGATCAAGTTTTTTCTGACCCAATTCCACTTCTGCAATATAATCTAGACGATAAGATTCCTGTGCCTTATAAGTAAACTTCTTATAAAGATCCAAATAGTCGAGTTGAGTCAGTCCACCAATATCAAATGAAACGTGCTTGCGTCCATTAATAAAAATCTCACCTTCAGTTACAAGTCCCCAATTAGACATACGTTTCATTAGTTTTTCACCAAGAACACGATTGAGTCTCTTGCAAATGTAGGGAATATCGTAGAGTTGAATGTTCCAACCAGTAATTACATCAGGAACATCATCCATCCAATAGGTAATAAAACTATTGAGAAGTTCATACTCTGATGAACAGTGATGATATGTTACATCTTTGCGAGTATTATTGAATGATTTGACTCCCCAAGTAATAATTTTTTTGGTCGCATAATCTTGAATCGAAATAGCAAGAATCTCTTCTACACAAGATTCTACATCGGGGAATCCAGACTCGGAAGCAACTTCAATATCTAAAATTACAAGTTTTATTTTGCTGATATCAAACTTAATTTCATCTTCTGGATATTTTTCAGAAATATATTGATATATGTATCGATCATTTCCGTAGATCTCAAATCCATCTACATTTTCATATTTTTTATAAAACTCACGACAATCTCTAACGGTTCCTGGATGAATGGGTTCTACATAGTCTCCCGATAATGTTTTATGGATGGATTCTTTTTTAGATTTTATAAAAAGAGTTGGAAAGAACTCATCCCTTGCCTCAAATCTCTTACCATTTTCCACTCCACGAATCAAAAGCTGATTTCCAATCAACTGGACATTTGTATAAAACCTTTGAGTCATTATTTAATCAAATCCTCATATTTTTCAAGTAAAGTTGGAGTTGGATCAACAAGAGTAAGAACCTTATCCGAACTAATCATAAATGTGTTTTGTTTGGTATATCCACAAAGAAATGGTTCTAACGTTTGGTCACTTCTAACCACAAATGGAGCAATCAGTTTACAATCAGGTTCTCCAATATCAGCACCAACTTCTTCAATCTGACTTATCAGTATCAGATTGTTCATCAACGCTATAATTTTTATTATTTTCTTTTCCATAGTCTAAAACATCCTGAATATACATTTCTTTTAATTTTGCAGTTGGCTCCACCATAGTAACTAACCAATCTGCAGGAACTGGAATTTTTTCATCTGAGGAAAGTGGAATCCAAGGAAAAAGGGAGACTTCAAACCCCGTTTTTTTGTTTTCATCATCTTCAACTTGAATTGGATTTCTCATCTTCACTAAACAAGGTCTACTAAGAAAATATCCAATCACTCGTTTTTCATTATCATCACCAACGAGCATTTCAGAAACATCTGCAATTAAATCTTCACCAGATTTAAAGAGCATCAATTTAATAGTCATTTTTACTCCATTACCTCCCAATATTCTACCAATAAAAAGGAGGGGTGTCAACTGGATTTTGCCAGTTGCCCCTCGCGCCGACGATATTCAGTTCTATTTATCTTTTTCTTTTGAACTTACAAACTTTCTTCCCAGGAAGCATTTTATATGTTGTAGTTCCTGCCCAACCACACTTTGGTTTTGGTGGTTTTGCATTTGTTCCAAAATCACCCTCCATCTCCCGAATTATTTGCATGAATTCCCGAAATGATTTCATAAACCTTTTTCTTTTGATGTTCTGGAATAACTCTATTTAGTTTAATAGTAAGCAACCCATCATCAAAAGAAACATCTTTAACTTCCACATCATCAGATAAAGTCCAAGTACGAGTAAATGCTCTCTTAGCAAGTCCTTGATGCAAATACTCATCACCAGAATTTTCACCTTTCTTTGCTTCTACAAAAAGTTTGTTCCACTCCGTAGTTACTTCAATATCTTCCTTTTTAAATCCCGCAAGAGCAATTTCCAACCTAAAGGTAATACTATCTTCCTTTACTAGATTATATGGTGGATAATTAGTATGCGTCTCAAACGCACTATCAAACCTCCTAAACCACTCATCCATTCCAATACTATTTTTCTGAATATCTAGTAAGTACTTTGCAGTATCTGGTACAGAAAGTGTAACTGAATTTGTTCCGAACATAATAGACCTCCATGAGCGTCTTAGTAGTAATGGACCCTTTCGGCATCCACTACTAATTATACAAGAAACGAAAAAAAGAGGTATCGGTAAAACCGAACCTCTTTTTAGGGTGTTCCGACTTTTGTAGAGTGCCGCACGAATTGCACAAGATTATTTATTCGGGTTCTACTACTTTCCCCTTCTTACCAATATTATACTTCTGTTCCAAAATCCAATCACCCTTGTCCTTATAAGCAAGGACTTTAATTTGATTGAGTGGTGCGATATCAGAAACAGAATCCTCTTTTACAACTGTAATTAATGACCAATCAGCTAGAAGACGGACAATACGATTACGACGCTGAACATCGTTAACAGTTAAGTTAGCATGTTTGCCATCAAGAGCAAAAAGTTCCTTAAAATGAACAATAAAATATCTACCTTGCTTATGAAGAATGTGACAAGATTGATAGAGTTTTTTCTCCTTTCTCGATGCAACTCCAATACGAGTTAAAGTCTCACGAACCTTCAAAAAGTCATCTGGTTCATTAAGAATTACTTCTACCATTCGATCCTGAGACCATTCAACAGTAGGTTCTACTGTAGTAGTCATTTTTTTCCTCCAATTTCAAGTCTTTTTTTAATGAAAGCAATTTGGTCTTTTGATAAGATTTTCAGAGCTTGAGATGCCTTTTCATTACTATAGGAATAATAACTTTTGACACATTCTAAGTCTGTGACTTTATCCTTGCGGAGCCAGGGAGAAAATCTCTTCCGTTTCCTAAGACTATTTAGATAAAATGAATATTGCATATCTTTATCAAGTTGATGATGAATATTCATTTCATTTACAAAAAGAACACAATCAATGTGTCCAGATAGACAGCGATTGATAATATAAGGGGCATAATCCTTTTTCGCAATAGGATCATCTTTCATCAAATTTTCTTTTGTAAGATTAATTGAGTTCAACCAGTCCTTCAATTCCATAATTAAATAGCAGCAATTCTTTTCTTTGTTTTTGCTCTCGCATATATTCACCAACAGAACGCATAGTATAAGTCAAATCAAACTCAGCAGCGTTCCAGTTCTTAAATCTATCTTTTACAAGTTGATCGGAATTATAACTAATCAATTGATCCATATCATTAGTATCACAATCAGCAGCAAACTTATCGTGATCAAATCCTTTGTGCATTGATCCTTTGTTCCCATAGAGATTATCCTTAATGTCATAAGGAGGATCGAGATACATAAAAGCACCCCTGTTTCCATCCATCAGATAATCATACGAGTAATTAGTTATACGCCACTTGGAAATTAGTTTTGAATACTCGGGCAATTTTTCAATACCCCTCAAAGAAAAATTACTATTTGATGCCTGGGGAGAAAATGAAGAACTTTCCGTGAGACCAGAGAATGAACACTTATTTACGATATAGAACGCTACGGCACGATCAATGCTTGGCAAACTTTGGTCATTAACATGCTCCTTTGATTTGAGAAACAATTCTTTTGCTAAGTCTGGAGTGTTATAAGCAAGTTTACAATTCACCAATTTATTTTTCAAATCATTTCCAAAGATCTGGAGTTGCTGCCAGAAGTTTACAAGAGGTTCGTATAAATCATTTACCCAAATATTTAACCCAGGATACCTTTTTGTAATATGAATTGCTACAGATCCGCCACCAAGAAATGGTTCACGGAACTCATCATAATTTCGTAGATCTGGGAAATAAGGATCCATTTTAGCGACTGCTCTACTTTTGCCACCAGGATACCTCAAACAAGTTTTTAGTTGTTTCTGACTTGTCATTTGAATTCACACTCACACATAATTTCAATCAATGCTGCTAGAAGATTAATTTCTTGATCAGCCACGAACGCAATTTGATATTGGTACTTAGCAATAACAAGAATGGCAGAAGGGATAGACTGGGGAAGTAAGCAATCATAAAGAGCGTCATAAACCCTGCGAAGAATGAGAGAAGAATCGTTATCCAAGTTGCTGACCACCCACTTTCGGACTTCAGAAAAGTTTTTATTCTTAAGAAATTTAACAAGTTCATTTACAGAGATGTCAGAGAAAGATGCAAGAATGCCCGAGTCGATTTTTCCTCCCGTAGAATATCTTTGGCATTCGTTGAGAACACGCCTAAAATCGGGAAAGTGCTTCGATACAAGTTCTGCAAGGACTTTTTGATCATACTCAATCTTTTCCTGATCCAGAATCGTTTGGAGACGCTGAAAGAAGTTTGCTGCGAGTTGTGCCTTTTGTTTTCCTTTGATTGTGAAGTCGATGACTGCACAACGGGAGTGGAGAGGTTCAATGATTTTGTTCTTGTAGTTGCAGGTGAAGATGAATCGGCAGTTGCTATAAAATGCCTCAATATTCGCCCGTAGTAGGAGTTGTACGTCGTTGCCTGTGTTATCCGCCTCATCGATGATGATGACTTTGTGTTTAGAAGATCCCGTAAGTGAGACGGTCGAAGCGAAGTTCTTTGCCTGGTTCCGTACAGTATCCAGGAAACGTCCTTCGTCGGATCCGTTGATGACATAATAGTCTGCTCCTAATTCGTTACACAGTGCCTTTGCAATTGTGGTTTTACCAATACCAGGAGGACCTGCAAGAAGAAGATTTGGAATTTCACCCTTCTCTACAAACTCCTTAAATGTTTTTTTAGTTTCGTCAGGAAGAATACAATCATCAATTACTTGAGGACGATACTTCTCACAGAATAAGAATTCACTTGTCATAATTTAGGTTCTCAATAACAATCAATTTTTACGCAAATCTTTCCAATACTTTAGCACATTTTCTCTCACCTTATTGAGTGCTTCTCTACTTTCTTCAGTATCTTCTCCAACTTTCATACTGGTAATAGTTACTCCACCAGTTTCATTTCTATAAGAATATATGACTTTATTAGAACCACTATCAAGTTGTTGTTGAACTCCTTCCATAGTTCCGTGCATTTTTGCTGATGGAACATCCTCAAAATCTACATTAAGATGTGCGAAAGAATACTCAAGAGTATCAATTTGTTCTTGTGTAAGTTTAGTCATAATTTAGTTTATCCAATCAGGTTTTCTATTTGGAAGTCGAAGGTAATTGTCCTTCACCCAAGGTTTGGATGCGATATACATCTTGTAAGCAGTAAAAGTGTCAATGCTGTCGTCAAGTTTATACTCATCAGGCATAGCACGAACGAAGTGTTCTACCTTGTCTATTTTACCACGAGGGAACAAATAGTAGGCATCTACTAATGTTTTATAGCAAGAATGAACTTTGCCATAACGGAGAGTGTATTCATCACACAAGTTCATACCGTGTTTGATTAACCAATATGCATTATGAATGGACTCTGCTGCCCATTTGGTGCAAGGATGATTACGGAATGCACCTTTTTCTGTGCTATATGGAGTGTTATCTGCCTTGAGAAGTGGTCCATAGTTATGATACCACTTGGATGCAACTAACGACAATAGTTGGCAGCACTCTAAAGGCATTTTCACTATATGTTTGTCCGGAAGTACTATTGCACTCTCTGCCGGAAATTCACTTGTGGCAAAAATGTTCATAATATAAAGATTAAAGTTTAATCCAATTTTTCCAAGTTGGAGAAGATGATTTTACTCTTGCTCTAGCACAACTATAACTTATATTATAATGTTTGGCAACTTCATCTAGTCCAGTAAAATACGTGTCTTCTATTGAGTATGTTTTTTTCTTTGATACACTTAAACTTTTACCTCGTCTAATAAGAAATTGTTTATCGTTTTCAAGTTCTCTTAATTTTTTAAATCTTTTATCAATAAGTTCTTTTGGTTGTTTTTTTCCAGTTAAACTTTTTTGCATTTTTTTAATAGAACTTTCAGTTAATCTAATTTGCCCTCCGGGAAGAATGTTGTAATAAGGTTTAAGTAAATCTATATAATGAATTTCTTTTTCATTCAATTCGCACAAATCTTTAGCAGTGTCTAAAATCTCAATAATAAAATTTTCAACACCATATTTTCTCATAGCATTATGAAGTTTATATCCACCTCCACGGATAGACATTTCTTTATGTTTTCTAAATCTATAATCAATATTTTTAATAGTTTGTCCAACATAAAATTCTTCAGTTTTTATGTTTGTTATTTTATAGATAAACATAAAAGTATCCTATTACATTATTATTTATATAATAGGATACTTTCATATCAACTAAACTGACTATCAGGTTCCAAAGCAATCCAATAACTCACATCAAATCCAGTATTCTTAAATCGTGACAGAAGTTTACTTGAGATTACCACTTCATAATTTCCAGGGAGAATCTTAATATTTTCCACTTTGAAGTTGAAAGTGAAGACTTCATCAGTCTCACCAACCACCACAGAGAAGTCGTTAGAAGTATCGTTCTTCTTATCACGAACCACTAGTTTCACCACACCTGCTTCACCAACCACAGACAGATCAGGAAGTTGATACACAGCAGCAGCCTTAAGCAGTTTATCAAGTTCCTTGGTATCAAGAAGGAAACAAACATCTTCACTTGGCAGAACAATATCCTTTTCGGGAGGAGTAACGATCACATTAGGATCTGCAAAGAAATACTTAGAACGAGACTTGCCTTCTTTAATAACTACATAACCATCATTCTGAAAATCAAGTTCAGCATTCTGATGGAGATTAAGACCATTCAGAAACTGGTTCAAGTCATAGATACCAAAGTCCTTAGGAAGTTCTTCATCAATTGTTGCTTCTGCAAGGATGTTTTTCATCACACTAATACTACGCAAGTGATTTCCCTTTTTGAAAAGAATACTTTGATTAATAGACGAAAAATTCTTGAGAAGCGTAAGTGTTTTGTCAGAGAATTTCATTTTTTCCATATTGTAAATTTGTAAGTTTGGTTTGCTCTTCAAGAGTTAAAGAGCAAAAAAGTTCCCAAGCAGCAGCAAGTTGTGCGTTGGATTTTTTTCGATGACAATCTCTACAAAGAGATTGTAAATCAGGAATTTCTTTTTTAATACATTCCCAACTCATAGCAGATGGTCTTTTATTCCATACTATGTTTCCTCCTATGTTACCAGTTCTAAGACGAGTTTGCTTTTCCTTTTCAGAAGATGTTCTTGGTCTAATATGATCAAATTCAATATTTGATGTTGAACCACAAGATACACAAGTACTTCCAACATTTTCAAGCAAATACTCTTTTTTCTTATTATAATGGTCTCTTTGAAGTTGTCGTTGCTTTTCTCTATTTTTAGTTTTCCATTCCTGCTGATATTCTTTCGCTGTTTTATTTTTATATTGATTTTTTGACATTAATATTTTTCAACTACTATTATTTAGAAAAATATTATGTTTCATAATAATCAGCGAGTAAATTCAGTAATTCCATTATCTTGACGTGTATAGTGTCCGTCAAAGTGAAGAAGTAACATAGCATAGTGAATCACTTTCAGCAAATCACGCTTGTTACGCCCATCTTTGTCACCATAGCGGCTTCCATATTTAAGAATGTTTGATTGACAGAAACCAACAGCAAGATCTTTTGCTGCCATCAAGTCAATAGTTTGAATATCTCTATATTCTCGATTATGTCCGCAGTAGTGACTTCCATAAGTGCTAGTCACATAATCCTCAATATCTTTCAGGATTCTATCTTCGTTATATTTCCAAAGATGATTTTTGTTATCAGGCATAGTAATAGTAAAAGTTTTTTCAATCATAAAAAGAGGGAAGACACTTTTTATCTTCCCATATTATATCAGAAAGGAATTGATTGGTCAAGAGGATTGTAAGTGGATCCAACAGCACCAACTTGTTCGGTAGGCATTTGAAAATCCACATCAATCTTGTCATAAAGTTCCAAGAACGATTGCTTGGTCCCATCATCAAAACGATTGATACAAACTTGAAGTGCTTTTGCCTTATCGTTGAAGATACTATAAGCACGAATAATATGAACCAGGCGGCGGGTGCTGATGATTTCCTCAATACCACCATCATAGAAAGTTTTACGGATCACATCCGCCCAATCAACCAAACGCTTGCAGAAGTCACGGTCCTCCACACCAAGGTCCAGAGCGATGCCTTCCAGAATCTTCTGCTCGGTTGCGGGGGCAGGATAAGTCTGCTCGAAGGTCACGGGGAAACGCTCAAGAAATGCTTCATTGAGTACATTGGTGCCGATGAAGCGACCGTCATCAGAACCCTTACCCTTGGTGTTTGCGGTGGCAATCACGTTGAATCCAGCAGCGGGTTTGACCCAGCGACCAATCTTCTTCAGGAAGACACCTTTTCCTTCAAGGATGGATTGTAGACACAGAATCTTGTTGCTAGCGAGGTCGATTTCGTCAAGAAGCAGGATTGCTCCTCGCTCCAATGCCTCAATGACGGGACCGTTGTGCCAAGCAGTATTCCCATCAACAAGGCGGAAACCCCCGATAAGATCGTCTTCATCAGTTTCAATCGTAATATTTACACGAATCAATTCACGCTTCAGTTGAGCACAAGCTTGCTCCACGGAGAACGTTTTACCATTACCCGAAAGACCCGTAATGAACGTAGGATAAAAGAGACGGGACTGGATAATTTTTTTAACATCAGCAAAATTACCAAACTTGACGAAGGTATCATCTTTATCAGGAATGAGATTTTGTTCTACAGGAGGAACCACTGCGGGTGCTTGATAAGTACGTTCGATTTCTTCTACCTTTTGTTGGGTTACTTCAAGGTTCCACTTACCACGACCAACTTTAAATTGATCTAGTTTTTTAGTAACAGTTTGGTAGTTAGAATCATTCAGAACACACCAAGCACGAATATCAGCACCAGTCACACTGTTGCCGTAGAGTGCCTGGAGTGAAGTGCGGATGTAGTCAGAAGAGAGTGCCATTCGTTTGCTTTGTTTCAACCTAGTCATTATAAACGAAAAAGGGGTCCTCTTGGGACCCCAGTGGTCAGTTTACCAACTGGTTCTTGAGTTCCTCAAGGTAGTCAGCACTAGCAATATGTCCAGTATACCCTGGATAATACTTATTTACTAAAGCAGGGATTCCCATAGCAGTAGTACTGCTATTACACTTAATCCAGACTTCTTTAGTGTCGTATTTTACTACGTGTTCAAATGGGAATTTAGTTTTCATAAGTAAATGTTTTATTCTTAACTTTAGTATCAAACTCCCCAGTTTTACCTGGATTCATTTTACCAACTTTAACACGCTTACCTTCACCAGGCCAAGACTTATTAGTACCAACCAGTTGGGCACCACCTTTTGGTTTCTTTTGAATCAGAACGGAATCCTGATTGTATTTTTTACCAAGTTTAGTGATTGCTTTCTTGAATGCTTTTTTACCTTTTTTACCAGAAGAGATTACGTGTGATTTCTCGCCAACTTTTTTCTCTTGTGATGTTCCTGGGTTCTCAGTATATCTACCAGATACTTTAGTAGGTCCTGGAAGACCAGCACCTCTAATATCTTTTTCTAATTGCTTTGAACGTGCTTTGTTCTCTGATTTAGATTTATCTCCTCTTTGGGCAGACATAATTGCCATTCCACCCTTCTCTGATTTTGAACGAACTCTATTTAGAGAAGTTTCATCAATATATTCTTCAGGTAATCCAAGTCTCTTACCCGCAGCATCCATTCTTTCAGCAGCACTCTTTTTCTTTGGTTCTTTCTTTTTAAACATTTCACCCGGTTGAAGACCAGCACTCATTCTTGTTTTGAGTCCCTTATAGTCATCATAATCCCTACCGCGAACTGGGCGGGGAACACGACCATATGCTTCAGTGGTAAATTCTTGGAATGTTTTCATGCTACCAAAGAAATAAATTCTCCTAATACTTTTTTATTTAGTTTCTTAGTTTTTAGAGACTTCACAAACGCAGATTTGATTTGCGCCTTCGAAGCGTCCTCAGCAACTTCAAACTCAGTATCTTGAGAAAGTGCGGTAGCAGACAGTCCAAAGTAGGCGTCATATCCAGAGTTAGTAATAGTAAAACTCTTTAGTTTCTTCCAATCATTCTGGATTTTTTCATACTGCTTATCAAGTTGAGAATGATAAAGTTGAATGAAACGATGAGCATAACGACTTTCAAGAACACGAATACCAATAAAGTTTGTAGAAGAAAACTTATCTTTCAGATTATTAAGGAGAGTATCAGTAAATCCATGATATCCATCATTGATTTTATAGGTAGTTCCAAGTTTACGATCCCGAAGAAGAGTATTATATGAGTTAACATATCCACTACCAAGACGAGTGCCTTTTTCCCAACTTACTTTTAATTCTTTATGATAGGTGAGTTGATTTGCCTCACCATCAGTCAGAACGATACACTGAACTTTCTGGAGTTTGTTTTCACGCTGAAACTTTGGAAGAATCTGGTGAAGAGAAATCAATGCTTCATTCAGAGGAGTACCAGAAAGAGATAAGCGATTAGGATAAGTATACGGAGATTGATAAGTCCTACCAAAACAATAAGCAAGACGCCAAATATTAAGAAGTTGGTGCTCCAATTCCTTACCAGAAACTTTGCTGGTAAGAATATTCATCATAGAAAAAGTTTCGTCTACAACTAACAAACTCTCTTTCTTTTCATAGTGAGGAGTGCGGTCTGCAGCGATATAACGATCGTTTTCGTAATCATACTCACCACGACGCCATTCATTAGTGAATGCATAAACCTCAAAAGGAATAGAAACTTTCTTGCAGAACCAAATTAGATTAAAGAGTTGCTTGCAAGTATCAAGCATTACATCCTGCATAGAACCACTCCAATCCAATACAAACACCAATCCATGATTCTTACCATCAGGAATTATAGAAACCTTTTTAAATAGATCTTCATTGTATTTGTAAGTATGGAGACGTGCAGTATCAAGAACACCAGTGCGAGCAGTTGATGCACGAGCATACTGATCTGCTGCTTTACGACACTCAAACTCCTTTACCAGATAGTTTACTTCTTTCTGAGCAGAAGACTTAAATTTCTTAAATTCAAGATCAGATTCTTTGTAAAGATTTACTGGAGTATACCCCCTACCTTTAGCGTGTTCGTTGTGAAGTTTTTGCTGATGAGTAAAGGAATTATCAATTTCCTTATGGATCTCAGAATTTTTACCAATAACAGTGTCGAGATTGAGTTGAGGAACTTCTACATAATTATTTTCATATAAATCATTTCCAACAAGACTCTGAAGTTTTTCTTCAAGGGAATCAGCAGTGCGGACTTCTGGTTCTTTTTCTTCATCAGAAGATTTTACTGGAGTCTGGTCTCCCTGAGCAGTTCCACCATAGGACCCATCACCCTCTTCCGGTTGAGAGTTATCAGTCCCACCTTCTTGCTCAGAAGAGGAGTCATTAGTCTCTACAGTTTCACTACCAGCAGACTGAGAATTTCCTTGAGTTTCGTGAGAATCAAAATCAGCAACCTTTTGCTGTTGTTCTTTTTGTTTCTTACAGTACTTATAAAGTTCTTCAGAAGCAATCAAAACATCAGAAAAAGTTTCACTGGTTGCAATTAGATTGATAATTTCTTGCTCTTCGCCATCTTCAATAGGAATATAAGTATAATTTCCAATTTTGAAAAACAGATTTGCTCGGTCAGCAAGATTAAAGGTAGAAATATCTTCTTCAGCAATCTGAAAAAAATCGTCTTCGTTCAGTTCTTTATAACCATTATAGAAAGTCTTCGCAAGTCCAGCATACTTGCGCTTCATCAACTTCTCAATACGAGCATCCTCAACAACATTCACAAACTGTTGTGGAACTTTTACCTTTTCACTCCAGTCTTCATCAGGAGAAAACAAAGCATGTCCGACTTCATGACCCACCAGAAGGTCATAGACGAGTCCACTCGCTTTCTCCCACAAAGGAAGAGTGAGAACACGAGTATGGACGTTAAAGCAGGCAGTAGAGACCTTCTTGTGCTCCACCACCAAATCTTCAGTGGCAAGCAGTTTGGCAAGTTGAGATTTGATTTCGTGGCGAACAGGCATCGGTTTCGTTTCGTATGGCCCTATTATACGAAAAAAGGAGGTCTTGCGACCTCCAAGTGGACACTTTGGGAAGTGGTCTCATTTTTTCGGATGTTTTTTCAAGAACTCTTGTGCTTGGTCTGCTTTTTTTTGTTTTTGAAAAGGAAGTTCTCCACTTTTATACTTTCGTAGGTGCTCATCACGAACTCTTTGTCTTTCTTTTTCTCTTTCTTCATAATCACCTTGATTTTTAGCACCACCTAATCCTTCAACAATACTCTCTCTCCACTCTTCACTCATACTCACCATTATTGCTTCTGCTGCTTCTGGTGTTTCGGCATATCCCTCATCAAGAAGGTGTGAGAGGATGACATCATAATAATCATAACTATCACGAATACCTTGCCTATCACTCCTAGTTAGACGATTTGGAAATGACTTTTTCTTTTCAGTATTATCAGAAACTGTTTTACTTCTTTTATATTTTTCTGGTTTATTTCTATTAAATTTTTCCTCTCTATCTGGGATTTGAATGCTAAACGACCTTTTAATAAGTTTATCACGAATTTGTCCAGCGCGTCCTATACTTTCAAGATCTCCTTTTGATTTCAACTTATCCATTTTATCATGAACTTTTCTGTTGCTGTATCTTTTATATCCTTCATCAAGTTGCTGATTTTCAACAACTTCCATATATGCTTCTTGAATATTGCGAAGTTCTTGTGCGTCCATTTTACAAATACTTTTTAGTTATTTATAAAAAAGAAGCGTCTCGTTGATTGAGACGCTTCTTGAGTGCTTGTCTTCGTGCTTTTGCTTGCCTCAGTGCTTGCGGTTTAAGTTTTCGTTTCTGTTCTTTTTTGGAGTGATGCTTCCAGTTTGGAGTGTTCATAGTTATTTTGTTTATTGAAATACCTTACCATACCCAAAAATATTAAACAAGTAGTCCAGTTCTCAAAGTGTCCCTCTTACTCTTTTAAGATTTTCACTTCTTCTCTTTCTCTCATCATCTGTAATATTTAATTTTGTTCCTATTTCCAAACCAGGAGTTAATCCTCTTTTATGATTTGGTAATCTACCTCTAACAAATCCATCTGGTTGATTTTCGCAATATTTACACTCTACACCATTATTCCACCATTTTTTATTTTTAGTCCAAGTATTTTTTCCTTTATTACTTTCCGATAGTTTTTCTCGCCATTTTTTCTCACCTTCAAGAGTTCTATGCCTTTTCACACCTTTTTGCGATTTACTCATTTTTTGTTTAGAAATATCAGAGTGCCTTCCACCTTCTCCACCCTCTTTAAGATTATACTCTGGATTTAACCAAGAAATATAATGTTTTTCAAGTTCATCAATATCATCATCTTCTCTTACTTCTTTAATACAAATTATAGAAAAATTTTCACAACCATATTTTTTTAATGCTCTGTGAAAATAATCTTTAGGTGAAATAGATGCCGATTTATGAGTGGAAAACCTCCAATTTATTGTTCTTGAAGTTTTTCCGACATAGAACTTTCCATTTACATTATTAGTAATTTTGTAAATAAACCCCATTACTATACTTCATCTAACCTAACTTATTTATCATCTTTAATTCTTGAAAACCCTTTAATTTTTTCAAAAACTATAGTTCTATCAAATTTATCTTGAAGGTCTTGTTTATGAGAAATTACAAATATGTTAGTATCTTTAACTACATACCTTATAATTTTTAGAAATTCATCAGCACCAAATCCATCAAGAGAACCATCAAAAACTTCATCAAATAAAAGAATATTACAATTAGCAGAATTTTTTAATCTAGCAACTTCACGCCAAGCAAAAAGTAAACTCAAGTCAATTCGTGCTTTCTCACCTTCGCTAAAAGACGCATAAGAAAAATCTTCGTGAATAGGAGATTTTATATATTCATTAAATTCGGCATCAAACTCAAAGTTGATGTAAAAATCCATCATCTGAAGATAACGGTTTACTTGCTGATTGATGAGGGGCAAATACTTCTTAATGATTTTGGATTTTACTCCACCGTCTTTAAGCAAACTATACGAAAAATCGTAATAGTTAATCGTGTCTTTTTTAGAAGCGAGTTCGTCGTATGTAGTTTTTAAATTGTCTTTGAAGGATTCTAGTTTCTCATGTTCAGAATTTCGGTTTGCAAGGTTCTCGGTAAGAACTTGAATTTCATGTTCAAGATCTCTGATTTGTCTTTGACATCCAGCGATCTTAGTATTGTTTTGAGAAATGCCATTCGTTAATTGTAATATCTCCTTCGATAGAGAAGTGAATTGACGCTCTCGCTCCTCTTCCTCTTTAATTGCCTCCTCTAGTTCTTTATAACCAGATTGCAACTCCTTTGCTTTATTTTGAGCGTCGTTAATTCTATTTATTCTAAAGGTTTCCTCAATCGACTGTGTGCAGGTAGGACAAACCGTATTCTCAGTAAAGAATTTATGCTCTTTAGTAATAGTGGATACTTTTTGAGAAATCTTTCCTTTAAGATTTCCTAACTTACGGAGTTTTTCAGCATATCCAGTAATAGCATCTTGCTCACGAATAAGTGCTCTAAGGGGTTCTTCTACAGAACTATTTTCTTTCATATAATTACCAACTTCATCATCCAAATTGGCAATCTTTTCTTTATTGGCATTTATATTGGCATTACCGCGATTTTCAAGTTCTTCAATAAAATCCTCTTGCATCTTAACTTTGTCGTTAACAGACTCTTTTTTCAATTCAAGAGTTTTAATTTCATCTTTAATAGAACGAATCTTTTCTTTAATTACCATATTCATGGAAGAAAAGATCTTAATATCAAGAAGATCTTCAATTACTTCACGTCGATGTGCGGCGGGAAGTTGCATAAAAGGAACAAAAGTGCTGCTACCCAAAATAACAATTTGAGTAAATGACTTATAGTTCATTTTTAGAACATTTTGTTCTAACCACTTCTGCTGATCTAAAGCAGCAGCAGACTGATCTAGAAGAGAATCATCACGATAAATTTCAAAGACATTTGGTTTAATACCCCTTACAACTCTCCAAGAAGTATTACCAATATCAAATTCAACCTCAACCCTACACTCCCTATCATTAGTAGAGTTGATGAGTTGAGGTTTATTAATCTTCCTAAAAGGTTTACCAAATAAAGAAAAAGTAAGAGCATCAAGAACAGTACTCTTACCAGCTCCATTTGTACCAATAATCAAGTTGGTTTTATTTTTTGTAAAATCAACTTCAGTATATTGATTTCCTGTAGAAAGAAAATTTTTCCAACGAATAGTTTTAAATAAAATCATGAGTCACATTATTTGGAGGAATAACAATATCGTCAGCAGTGATTACGGTATATTGATAATCATGAAGTTCACAGGTTTTTATCATTACTTCATCTTCAATTTCGATTACATGCATTTCTGGATATCCGTCATCTTCTAACATCATAGCATATCTTGTTGCATCATCTTCTTCTTGAAACAAATAGAGAACATGTTCTCCATCATCGTTCATCACCGAATATGCACCTTCTTTTTCCCTGCCGTTGATAGTTAGAATAAACATTAAACCAATTCACATGCCTCTTGATATACTTCTTGCAATAGTTTTTGTACTATTGACTTATCAAGATTGACTTCTGCCTCCTCAATATATCTATTCAGGATTGAAAGTGTGTCCTCTGATTCAAACGCTTCAAACTCTACAGATTCTTGAATTTCAAAATTTTCAACAATCTTAAGTTCGGCAATATTAGAAGAATAAAGTTTATCAATAAACTTCTCAAACTTTTTAGTATCTGTCTTCTTGCGAACAACTACTTTTACGATTTTATTTTCATACTCTCTCGTATCAAAAGTTTGATAGTTAGTATCTTCATAGTAAATGTTATGAAACATTCTATAAGGATTATTGATGGGTTCGTGCTCTAGAGTTTCGGTATCAAAAATAGTAAAACCACGAGTATCACCTACATCCGTCCAATAAATCTCATAAGGATTTCCTGTATAGAATACAGTTCCATTATTAGAACGAGTGTGGTAATGACCAGAAAATACCTTTTTGAAGTTCTTAAAAATATCTGCTTCCAGTCCATGTTCCATAACCAAAGAACGATTCACACGAAATCCTTGAAGTTCTAAATGACCCATAGCAACTTTTGCTTTGGTCTTTTGAATCATCTTCAAAGATTGCTGTTCATTATCCATGCAAATCCAAGGAAGAAGTAAAACATCAAGATTTCCTACTTTAATCTCCGTTGGTGTTGAATATGTTTTTACGTTAGGATAATCCTTAAGAAGAAGTTGTGGTGAATTAGTATTATTGGTATTTTTATAATAAGAATCATGATTACCAACAATCATATGAACATCATAATTTCGCAGAGGTTCAAATACAACTCTTTTTGCCCACTCTAAGCTTTGATAGTCTATTGATTTTCGACTATCAAAAGCATCTCCCATATGAATAACTGTTGTAATCCCGTACTGTTCCAGCGTCGGGAAGAACACATTCTTATAGAAGAGTTCAAAATAGTCATGAAATAATTTAGAACCTTTCCTCGCGCCGAAATGTGTATCATTTATTAAGGCTGCTTTCACAATAACTTGTTTCCTTTACGAATATTTTCAGTAGCAGTCAAAATTTGTA